TTGATGCTTGCCTTACCAGATTGCGAACTTGTCGGCATGTAGTCCCCCCTTAATTCAATTTGCCGCTTTGATAGTAGCCGTAGAGGTTTCCCGGTCGATAGACAATGTACCTTCACAGGCAAGATTCCAATCGCCGTGAGCAAATTCATTATGACACGGAACATGAACCTTAAAGTTTTTGAAGATGTACTCTTTGCCGTCCTCGAACACACGCCACTTGTGATCCAGCGTTCCTCGTCCCGGTTCGCCAGCCGTCTTGTTGTATCTGATGTGATACTTCATCAGATCACCTCTGCCGCCGGGGCAGGAGGATTAGCAATGACGCCAAGATTGAAGTGAATGAACGTCACCGGGTCAGCAGAACTGTTGCGGGTGAATGAATGCGGCAACCACGCATTTGTGAAGATCATGGTCCCAGCCTCTGGAGCCACATTGATCTGATTGCTCGCACCGCTGATCTGCCGCATATCCAGCTCAGGCAGACTGGCCTGCACCTTGCCAGCGCGAGGATCGTGGAACGTAGCCGTAGAGCCGCCCTGCGGTGATCGAAGGAAGTAGAAGCCAATGATCTGAGAGCCGTAGGGATGAACGTGTTGGTCCATGCCCGAGTATTTGTAGTGGTGCTGGCCCCAGAGTTCCGTGAATGACGTGCTGAATTTCTGCATGTCGTAGCCCTGAAGGCCCAGAATGCCCCACGCCGTGCCGCCGATATAGGAGCAGAAGTCCTCCAGACGCGGGTCTTCGAATATGTTGTCGGTCATATGGACAGGGTAGACTTCGTTGTGCTGACCCTGTTCCTTCTTGCGCTTCTCGATATATTCATCAACGACAGGACGAACCGTGTCTAGGAATTGCGGCTTCTTGACTACATAAATAGTTGTCGGAAAGCAGTGTATTTGCTCTAGCTCGTCGGTCATAATCCCCCCTCAAGGACGTAGCATTTCGGCCCGCATCTTCTCCATGTTGGCAATTTCTTCAGGCGTCAGATCGCGGACAATCCACGAGAAGACCCATTTGCCGCCACGCACAAACGGCTCAGGCGAGCGAGAAACCGTCTGCGTCATCCCGTCATAGACCGGATCAGCGTCGATTTCTACATACTGAATGCGAAACCCACGGACACTGTAAGCATCGGTGTGGGGAAATATCTCAACGAAATTGGAATAGGGCGTGTAGCCGAAGCCGGGATTGTCCCGCACCAGCTCTTCAGCGCCGTAGGGATACTCGACAAACTGGTTGTCGGTGGTGGTTTTGACGTAGCCAGTCATGATTTATCCTCCAAGAATATGGGGGCCTGCCGCGTAAGGAGGTCCAAACGCTCGCTCTTGCCAGCCAGAGCCGTGAAGACCTGCTTGATGTGCGGCACGATCTTTGTCTCAAAGTCGGGATGGCAGCGCATGGTGTTCAGGTGATCGTGAGGGATGTTGCCCTGCGATAGAATGAAGTTCTCCACACGCCCCTGAAGCTCGCCCAGCCACTCGTCACGCTGGTGAGCTTCATTGGCCTCCAGCATGGGCAAGTGGCCGTATTTACGCTGTGGCTCAAGTTCTGCCATCAGGTCATTGATGGTTTTCAGTTCCATGATGGCGGCGTCATTGTTATTGCGCCATGTGTCTTCAGTAGACTTGCACTCGATGATGGTGGCTTCCGCAATCATCCGCTCCCACGGCTTCTTGTCGGGGTCAGCCATAATCGCCTCGTTCTCCATGATCTTGGCTTCGCGCTTCATCTTCTGCGATCTGGAGTGTTCGACCTTTACTTCCATGTCAATCTTCTGTCCGTACAGCAGCGCCCACGCACCATCAGGCGTGTAGCAAGAGCCCGCCATGAAGTAGCGAAGTTGAAAGTCTGAGTTATTGCGATGCGGCTTGCTGTTCATTTAGACGTTGACCCCTGTTGTGCCGTTGGAGGCTGCGGAGCCGCAGGCTGATGCAGCACTGGATGCTGTGGCTGCGGCACTGGTGCAACCGGAATAGGTGTATTTGTTGCGGGTGGTGGAACGAGCGGTAGTAAATCCTAATGCAAAAATACCAGCGGTAGCACCCCCGGCGGCTGCCCCAGCTTGTGATGCATTACTAGCGGCAGTTGCTGCTGCGCTGGTGCAACCAGAGTAGGTGTATTTGTTGCGAATTGTAGAAACAGCACAGGCAGGTTGAACATATCCTAGATGAAAAATACCAACAGTAGAATTGCCTGCGGCAGACCCATTACGTGATGCATCACTGGCTGCGGTGGCGGCGGCATTTACGTCACCAGAATAGGTGTATTTATCACGGGTTGTGGAAGTTGAAGGACACCCAAGGCTTCCTAAGGCAAAAATACCAACGGTAGAATTGCCTGCTGCGGCACCCAAACGCGATGCTGCACTGGCGGCAGTTGCTGCCGCACTTGTGCAGCCAGAATAGGTGTATTTGTTGCGGGTGGTTGAAGCACAGGGTCTATTCCCTAAAGCAAAAATGCCCACGGTAGAATTACCGGCGGCTGACCCACTGTATGATGCATTACTGGATGCGGTGGCTGATGCATTAACGCAACCGGAGTATGTGTATTTATCACGGGTTGTTGAAGCACATGGATCAAGCCCTAAAGCAAAAATACCACGGGTAGAATTGCCCACTGCGGATCCACGCTTTGATGCAGCGCTGGCGGCGGTGGCGGCTGCACTAACGCAGCCAGAATAAGTGTATTTGTTGCGGGTTGTAGAAGGATTTCCGGCAACGCATCCTAAAGCAAAAATAGCCAAAGTCCCAACCGATGTCCCCTGCGTAGGCCATATGCCCAACTTCTGCGCCTGTAGCTGCTGGTCAAGCGTCCATATGCCGGGAGCCGCGCCGCACTGATTCGGACCCGCAGGCGTGACAGGGGTCTTCGTGATGATGCCGCCGGGGTATGTGCGTGACATTAGGCGTTTACCCCTGTTGTGCCGTTGGAGGCGGCGGAGCCTATAACAGATGCCGCAGTAGCTGCTGTGGCTGCGGCACTAACGCAGCCAGAATAGGTGTATTTGTTGCGGGTGGTTGAAGCAGTGGGAGCATTTCCTAAAGCAAAAATAGCAACCGTAGTATTGCCCGCTGCTGACCCACCACATGATCCAGCACTAGATGCTGTGGCTACTGCACTTGTGTCGCCAGAGTATGTGTATTTATTGCGGACGGTGCCGGTGCTGCCTATAGCGAAAATACCAACGGTGGCATTGCCAGCGGCGGACCCACCAGCGGATGCGGCACTAGATGCGGTTGCGACTGCATTTGTGTCACCGGAATAGGTGTACTTGTTGCGGACGGTGCCAGTGTTGCCTATAGCAAAAATACCAACGGTAGAAGTGCCTGCTGCGGAGCCGTAATACGAGCACGCACTAGATGCTGTGGCTGCCGCGCTTGTACAACCAGAGTAGGTGTATTTGTTGCGGGTGGTTGAAGCTGAACAGCCAATACACCCTAAAGCAAAAATACCAACGGTAGAAGTTCCAGCGGCGGAGCCGTAAGCCGAGGCATTACTGGCTACGGTGGCTACTGCATTTGTGTCGCCGGAATAGGTGTATTTGTTGCGGGTGGTTGAATTGAGGTTGGAGGAATTACGCCCTAAAGCAAAAATACCAGCAGTAGAATTGCCTGCTGCGGCCCCCCCATAGGAGGCCGCACTAGCTGCTGTGGCTGCGGCACTAACGCAGCCAGAGTATGTGTATTTGTTGCGGGTGGTGGAAGCGGCGGCACTAACATATCCTAAAGCAAAAATAGCCAAAGTTGCAGATACATCTCCCTGCGTGGGCCACGTCGCGGCAGCCCTAGACTGCATCTGCTGCGGCAATGTCCAGATGCCGTTTGCGGTCCCGCACTGATTCGGCCCCGTAGGAACAGGCGCAGTCGCGCTAGTCACGCCACCCTTATAACGTCTGGACATGACAATTCCTTACGACGAGATGACTTCGTAGCTGATCGTGTAAGTGATGCCCGACGCCGTGCCGCTGGTGATCGTAATCGACGTGCCTTCCATCAGGTATATGGCAGTCGTCTTGTCGGTCACGATCAGCGAGGCGTCAGCAGGGACTGAAACCGTTGAGACAATCGGATACGCCGTGCCGCCAGACGGGGCCGACCCCTGAGCCACAGCGCCGTTGCTGTAGATCGAGACGGTCGTGTCTACTGCAGACGTGCCGTTGACGTTAGCCGCGACAATCTGGTTGATCTTAAAAACCGTACCAGAAGCAGCCGCATTGGGAACCAGAACAACCGCTGCGGTGCCGCTGGGCGTGTAGTAGGTCGTTGTGCCGTAAATAGCTGCTACGGCTGCAATATTCGGGTTTGACATCGTGTTCTCCTACAGTCCGTAAAGTATTGCGTATGCTATCGCAGTTGCGTTTGAAACACTACCAGTTGGTCCGGTAGGGCCGGTTCCGCCGGTAGGGCCAGTTGGTCCCGCGACAACAGAATTAGCTCCCGTAGGCCCAGTAGCTCCGGTCGGGCCTGTCGGACCAGACACGCCTGTGGGGCCAGTGGGGCCAGACACACCTGTGGGTCCAGTCGGGCCAGTGCTTCCCGTTGGGCCTGTTGGGCCTGTAGGGCCAATGTCTCCAGTCGGACCAGACACACCTGTGGGGCCAGTTGGGCCAGTATCACCTGTCGGCCCAGTCGGGCCAATGTCTCCAGTTGGGCCTGACACGCCCGTAGGTCCGGTGGGGCCAGACATACCTGTGGGTCCAGTAGCCCCGGTTGGGCCTGTGCCGCTAGGCCCGGTGGGGCCAGCATCGCCAGTAGGGCCGGAGACGCCAGTAGGGCCGGTAGGCCCGGTAGCGCCAGTGGGGCCGGTTGGGCCAGTGTCGCCGGTAGGGCCAGACACGCCTGTAGGTCCGGCAACGCCGCTCGCACCCGTGGGGCCAGTAGCGCCTGTCGATCCTGTCGGCCCCGCTGCCCCAGTCGGGCCGGTTGGGCCAGTGCCTTGCAAATCCGCAATCTGCTGAGTGGTTGCGCGGCTGGATACACCCGCCTGCACAACCTCCATCTGTTCCGTACCACTCAAAGCAATGGCTGCCGGGAGGTTCGGGATTTGGATGTTCGTGGACATTACAATGATCCCGTCTCTGGCACTTCGTCCATATTGTACGGCAATCCGGGATCGTTGCCACCAATATCGGCAGGAACAGCAATACTCGTTCCCGGCTCTTCGTTAAGCCCAAACGGAGGTTCACCCGTCTGTTGCGTCACACGCACTTTATCAGTCTGCGTAATGCGGGTATTTCCGTTAATGATCGGCAAACCAGTCCTTGAATCAACCGTGTTCTGGCCTGATGTCGCCCGAGTGTTCGTCTCTGCCGTAGCAAAGTCTTGAAGCCGGGGGTTCATGATCGGCACGGGATCAGCCGGGACAATAATAGCCCTCAACTGCTGCTGCGGGACATCATTGCACGGGTTGCACACCAGCAGGCGCTTGTTAATAAGTGACGCACCAGCCCAATCAAACTGCCATGAAAGATTTACATTGTTGTAACGAAAACCGCACCTATCGCAAATTGCATGCGCCTGTGGGTTGCTTGGGCTTGTTCTAGCTCTACCAGCTTGAGACGCATATGCCATCTATGCGCTCCTTACCTAAAATATCCGCTAATCATCGGCGAAATGTAAGTCATTGCCGTTTCAACGTTTTGATCCGCAGCAACCTGATACGCTTCGTCAGCAAGCGGCTTGAGCATCTGTATCAGCGGCGGATTCCATATCTGAGCAAGCCGAGAAGCCAACCCATAAGCAAAGGCGTCCAACCACAGATAAGGAATTTCAACGTTCTGACCGCCCTGAAGATTAGAGTCCTGTATCTGTCGAACCCTGTAATATTTCAGATACTGAGCGCTCGTACCATCTGGAACCGGCCAGAGGGTAACAGTCGGCGCGATCAGGCGGTCAAACCAGAATACGGTCGTAAACCCCTGTTGCTCTTTATTGGGGTATGAAGCGTATTCTGTGCGGCTGATAGGCAGGATGATGCGGTCAATAGGGTCAGCGTTGCCGTCGTCAATCACCATATAGGCGTCAAGCATCATGACGGTGTTGCCGCTTACGTTATAAGTAGATTGCCCTGTAACCAGTGGAACCGTAACAAGGTCAACCGCCCATAAGTTAACCCCTCTGTTGCTCCAGTTTGCCAGCATCAGGTTTGCCGCCATCCGGGCAGCTTCCATATGCTCTTGAACAAGAGCCGTATTCCT